CGTTCTATCAGCAGCATGGATACGTAGAACTTCTGACCGGCCACCGCAGAGCGGAGATACTCAACCGTAACAAGATCTACAATACGCCAGTGCAGGGTACTGCGTTTCAGTGTCTGCTATGGTCGTACGTAAAGTTGAATTCTTATGCGCGTAAGAAGTGGGAGTCAGACTTGTTCGGCCAGATACACGACGAGATTCTTTTTGATATTGTGCCACGGGAGAAGTTAGAGGTACTGCAGAAAACGGAGCAGGTTATGTGCCATGACATACGTGAGCGTTACGACTGGATTATAGTCCCACTCGTTATCGAACCGGAGTTAACTCCAGTTGACGGCGCATGGTACTATAAGAAGGAGGTGGACCTTGCCGAGTTGGTACGACGTAGAAAGAATAGGAATAGAAAACATACAACAGTGGTTAAACGAACGACGCCCGGTAGCGCAAGGAATACTAAGTCGATTAATTCCCGTAGAAGAAGAAAACTTCAGAGTTAGGAGGGAGCCATGGCAGTTCAGGGATCAAAATTTAACTACTCCAGTGGCAGAAGATACGGGCGCGCACCGCGTGTGTTCCAAGTCCTACGGGACGGGTCCGTTAGGGTGGGAGTGGCAACCCAAGTAGTGATAGCCGAGGAGACGGTTGTCACGTTCGAGAACATGGATGCTTTTATCAGCGCAATGGGCGGCACGACCGCCGAACCCAAGCGCAAACTAAAAAGGAGAAGAGTATGAAAACACTAATGCACTTCCCGTTCAGCAACTTCGACTACATGCACAAACCTTTACTCTACGACGATATATCGTACCCAACCGTAGAGCACTTCTTCCACGCCATGAAAAACGAGGATGAGGCCTACCGCATTATGGTGGCAAACGCTAAAACCCCGGGCATTGCCAAACATATGGGGCGGACCGTAACACTACGACCGGACTGGGCCGAAGTCCGTGAAAGCGTTATGCTCTTCGCTTTACTGCATAAGTTTGCGAAAGGAACTTACTGGCGCAAAGAACTGGATGATACAAAGCCCTTGGGTATAGTAGAATGGAATACATGGCATGATAATATCTGGGGGCAGTGTTTATGCGATAGGTGTATTGATACCACGGGCAGAAACCTTCTTGGTCGAACGCTTATGCTGATTCGTGACCACGAGCTACCGGCCATGGAGTTTAATTTCAGCGGCGTGGCCTACGCTAACCCAGACATAGAAGTTGTGGAGGAGACTACATGGACGCAAAACTACCTATAACCAAAAGCGACCTTCTGTGGTATCGTAGTACGCAGACGATAGAACTGCACGAAGGGTACGTCCAAATTGGCGGTGATCGAATGGGCGAAGATTTTATACGCGCAATGGTGGAACTCGCCGACAGAATCTTTCCCACCGGCTGGCGCGTACGAGACGGCTTCGTAGTACCTAGCAATAGCGATGCCCCTAGCCGAACGGGGGAATGGCTTGCGCAGTTGGAACATGAGCGCGCAGTGAAAGGTCTGAACCCGGACGGCAGTCGCCGGCGGGTTGCCAAACGAACTGCAAAGAGAAAAAAGCGCGCACCACTTAAACGCAGGGAAAAGAAGTCGATATCTCTCAAACGCAGAAGGAAATAATTATGGCACTATACAATGATTACAGACCTTCGGAACTGAGCGAGATCTTTGGCAACGAGTCCGTAGTCGATACGCTCGCAACCGCTATAGAAGAAGATCAGATACCGCATACTATATTACTGTCAGGTCCTTCTGGTTGTGGCAAGACCACGATTGCACGTATATTGGCCGAACACTTGTCATCTGGGTCAGATATCAAGGAAATGAACATCTCGCAAATTCGGGGCATTGACACGGCCAGACGCATTATAGAAATGGCCCGTTACAAGCCGCTGCGGAACGACGCCCGGGTTATCGTTCTAAATGAATGCCACAAGGCCACAAACGAGTTCCAGAACGCAATGCTAGAAGTGCTTGAGGAACCACCAGCCCACACCTACTTTATACTGTGTACTACGGAACCAGAGAAGTTACTAAAGACCGTGCGTAACCGTTGCATAGAGTACAAGGTTCAGCCGCTCGCACTCGACAATATGATAGGCCTGCTAAAGTACGTGGCAGATGAGGAGGAAGTAAGCGTAGGCATTACCGTGATAAGAAGGATTGCGCAGGCAGCCGATGGATCGCCCCGCGCCGCACTTACTATCGCCGAGCAAGTCTTTCCCATGGAAGACGAAGAAACCCAGCTTGATGCCATAAGGCAGATAAGAACACTTGAAGAATTCGACGTGCGGGAAGTATGCCGTACAATTCTACAACGAGGGAAGTGGAAGGGTATTGCCGCCCAGTTAAAGAACTTCAATGGTGAGGCAGAAAACGTACGGCGTGCGATGCTTGGGTATTTTATGGCCGTACTATTAAACGACCGCGGCCGTCCCGAGACCCGCGATATAGCGTGCTACGCTATAACCAATCTTGAGCGTAACCTGTTTGACAGTGGCAAACCCGGACTAGTTGCCGCTATTTATATGATTATGCATCCTGATTAAAATATTTGACAAATTGACAAATAATTGATAATGTGGATTTCCAGCAAAGCCAAGGAGGGCAAAGGATGGCACGAGATATCAGTAGTACCACGATAGCCGAAGATGCGGAAATCGACCGGCATGATTTAGTCGGAGAAATGGAAATCCACCCGGCAATGTTTCATAAGTGGTCTGCACTTATGGTGGAAGCACAAGAGGAAAGAGATCACTGGAAGACAAAACGCGATCTTCTCTATGCAGACTACGATGCGGCAATACGCGCCGAGCCAGAAGAATATGGAATTGACCGCGTTACCGAAACAGCGATAAAAACGTATATCACGGCGCAGGATGAGTATCAACGCCTTCAAAAGAAGCGGCTGACTGCCGAGCGTAAAATCAACGCGTACACTGCAGCAGTGCGAACTATGGAGCATAGGAAACGCATGCTTGAGAAAATGGCCGACATCTGGCTTGCGGGCTACTACTCCGAAAACATGACGGCACGCAGCAGGAGTACGCAACGGTCAGCCAACGAAGAGACTGGACGCAGGGTGCGCCAGTCGCTAAATAATAACAACAGAACACTACGCAGAAGGAGGAAGTAGGCATGGCCAAACGCAAACCGAAACCGAGCAGTAAGAAACCAAAAGGCAGGGGCAGCGCAGGACGCGACCGGCGCATGAGTTTCCGTGACCGTATGAACCGGGCGAAGAACCAGCAGGCATCGAAGGGTATCTTTCGCACGGACCTCGACGGCGTGGAGTTCTGGAAGTGCGATGAGGGCCAGCACGTCATTGACATTATTCCCGCGCCCGCAGGTGCAAACAACCCGTTGACCGAAGAGGGCGACTACACCTACGTACTCGAACTTAAAGTACACCGCGACGTCGGTGACGTAGAGGGTCAGATGGTAGTATGCCCGAAGGAGAACTTCCGCAAGCCGTGCCCAATCTGCGAGCACCGCGCACAGCTTAGCCGGGAAGGCGATGCGGACGATGATCTTATCAAATCACTGCGCCCGAGTTCCTACCCACGCAGTATCTACAATGTAATCTGCTATGACAGCCGCCGCGAAGAAGACAAAGGTGTGCAGGTCTGGCACACGAGCAACTATCTGTTCGAGCAACACCTTCTGAAACTCGCCGAAGGTCCGAAGCGGCGTGGCAGTAGCGCGCCCGATTCGTTTGTTGAATTCGCATGCCCGGTCGAAGGTAAGTCGATATCCTTCAGCACCGAAGGTAAGAAGATGAACACGAAGCACATGGCGCTTCAGTTCCTGGACCGCGACTACGAGATTGACGACGAGACACTCGAAAGTGCGCATGTGCTGGATGAACTTGTAGAGTTCCCCAGCTACGACGAAATCTATCAAATGTACTGGGGCGAAGACGCGGACGCCGGTGACGACGTTGAGGACGAGGAGGAAGAAGAACGTCCCCGGCGCAGCCGTCGATCTTCAGCTCCGCGCAGCCGTCGGCGCCCATCCAAAAAGGAAGAACCAGAGGACGCTGAGGAAGAAGATGAGTACGAGGACGAATGGGAAGACGGCGAGGAGGAAGAAGCCGAGGCCGATGATGAGTGCCCGGCCGGTGGCGTCTTCGGTGAAGACTGCAACCAGTATGACGAATGCGAAGACTGCGAAATCTGGGACGACTGCTACGAGGCTACGCAGAATGAGGATGAACCCGCCAGCCGTCGTCGTAAACCGAAGAAGAAACCGGCCAGAAAGAAACCAGCATCTCGGCGCAAACCTTCTACGCCGAAAAGCAAAAAGCGCAACGGGCGCAGGTTAAGTCGTCGCCGATAGCAATTACCCAACCCGACCGGCGTGGCTGCATAGGGCAGCCACAGCGACCGGGAATAGCGCTGAGGATGGCGTCGGTTGGGTTGGGTATCCCACCAATTTAGGAGTTAATGGACATGCCGTTGAAAAGAAGACGCAAACCAACAGATGCACAAAGCGTACGCCAAGACGTAGCGCGCCCGCGCAGAAAGAAAAAGAAGCAAGACATAAAGAAGGTTATATCTACTGGTAGTACATTGTTGGACCTTGCCATAAGCGGCGGCGTGGTTCGTGGCGGCGGCGTACCCGGCGGTATTATTCTGGAAGTGTACGGACCACACAGCGCGGGCAAGACCGCTATACTTTCGGAACTTGCAGCAAGTGCGCAAATCAACGGCGGCGATGTTCACTTCGATGATCCAGAAGGAAGGCTTGACCGGGAGTACTGCAAGATCTACGGTATGAACCTGAGTAAAGACAGGTACAGCCAACCCGATACGGTCGAGCAGATGTTTGAAGGTATTTGGTCTTGGGAACCGCGGCCCCGGAAGTCTGGGGCTATCTGCCTACGGGCTGAAGACTCACTTGCCGCTCTATCCACTGAGATGGAAATGGAAAAAGAGGACAAGATGGGCATGCGTCGGGCGAAGAAGTTCAGCGAAGGACTTCGTAAGTCGGCTCGCCTGATCGCACAGCGCAACTGGGTAATCGCCTGCAGCAATCAGGAGCGCGACGGCCAAATGGGCGGGCCTGTTACTCCCGGCGGCCGCGGTATCCCATATTATGCTTCGTTACGCATGCGGATAAAGCCACACTATCCGAAGGGGAAGATACTTAAAACCAGAACCGTGGGGCGCAACAAGAAGGTGAACAAAGTCATAGGCGTATGGTCAGACGTAGAAATTACTAAGTCTTCCATCGACGAGCCTTACCGCGTAGCCCCTGTGTATATAATATTCGGCCACGGCATAGACGACGTGCGGGCCAATCTGCAATGGATAAAGGACATGACAG